CGTTACGGCGGGCTATCTGGCGGATCTCGTCTCGGATCGACTGAGACATGGTGCGAGCGAAATCCCGCTCAGCCTGGATGCTCCCGGCCACGTTGATAGTGACGGGCACTGTAAAGCCTCCGGCCGGCTGAGCCGGGCCGCCGACTCCGGTAGAGGCCCACAGTTGACCGGCGTTCCTGGCGGCCGTTGCCGCCGCCGTGGTCGCGGTCTGCTGCTGCTGACGGAAGGCCGCTGTAAAGCGGTTGGCCGGCACAGTCACCATGCCCACCACTGCGTCATGGACTGCCTGTGTCTTGGCCGCGATTCCGTTGACGTAGCCCTGACCCGTGTGCCCGCCGACCTCCGTATACAGGCGCGAAGGGCTGTTGATGCCTAGGAAGGACTTCACCCCGTTATAGGCGCCCTTGACGACGCCCACGGCCGAATCCTTCACCTTCCCGGCCATATCCTCTATGCCCTTGATGAAGCCTTCCATCATGTGAAGGCCGGAGTCTTCGAGCCACGAACCAACGTCCGAAAGGACGCCCTTCACCCCGGTTGGCAGATCCGAGGTGAACCACGAATAGACCGCCTTCACGCCGGAGAGGAGGCCATTCTTCAGGCCGGTAAGCAGCTTCGTACCGGTGTCGATAAGCCACTGTCCGGCGTTCGCGAGAAGCCGACCCAGTTCGCCCGGCAAATCCTGGAACCACTTCAGGATATCCGCACCGATCCGCACGACATTGTCGCTCATAGACTTCATGGCGTTAGAAAGAAGCGAAGTCGCGTCATCCCAAAGCGTCTTCCAAATCGCTCCGGCAACCTGCTTCAGCCGCGTAAAACCGTAGGCTATATCCGAGCCGAAAGATTCGACCCGTGCGGCAATCCACTCGAAAGGCGCTTCGATGGCATCCATCAAAAGCTTTCCGCCCTCGACGAATATCTTCACAATCTTGCCGAAGATTACCGCCCGGAGAAGTCCAACAATGAAGTTGAAGACTCCAGAGACGATCTCGGCCAGTCCGTGCCAGATCTTCCCCCAGTCGCCGGTGAAAATCCCCTTCAGGAAATCGAGAAGTCCGAGCGCTACCTCGATCACGCCCTTAACCATCTGGAACACGCCGAGAAGGAATCCCTTAACCACGTCGATCAGCGGGCCGCCGAAAGTGTCAATCAGCCACTTGATCACCGGCGCCAGGAATCCGTAGAGCGAGGCCAGCGCGTCAAGGACCTGCGAGATCAGCGCCTCGAAATCCTTCATGAGCGGCTTCATCTGCTCGAACGCCCAATAAAGAAGTGGGACGACCTTCTTTTGGATGTAGTCGGCCAGCATTTGCAGAATCGGGCGGACCTTCGTCCAGATAAGTTCCATCTTCGGAATCACGACCGTAGAAACGAACTCGCCCCACTGCTTCAGCGCAGGGACAATTTCAGTCTTTACGAATCGGCCGACATCCCGCAGGATCGGAATCAGCATCCGGCCTATGTCGGATGCCACGCGAGCCACAAACGGAACTACCTGAGTGGCGAACATCTTCCCGAACTGAACAACCACCGGGATAACGTCCGACTTCACGAAGCGGCCTATCTCGCCGAGGGCCGGAAGCACCTCGCCGTGCACGACCTTGCCGACCTCAACAAGGCCCTTCGTGAAACCGCTTCCGCCATCCGGACCCTTCGCGGCCTTACCCGGATCGGAAAGCGCAGTCCAGATCTCTTGCCCGTACTTCGCCGCCTTCGACAGGTAGCCCGGAAGGGCCTCCACAAACGGGTCCAGGAAGTTTGCCAGCTTCGGGCCAACCTGCATATAGAAGTGCTGTGCGGCGGACTCCATGGTGGCACTGAGCATGTTGAACGTACCCGAGAGGCCCTTGCTCTTGGCCTGCGCAATCGCGCTCGCCTCGCCCGTCCGGTTCATCAGCTTGATGTACTGGTCAAGGCCTCCGCCGCCCTGCTTGATGGCGGCCATGATGGGCTCAACGCCACGGGCCCCGAATATCGCCTTAAGGTCCGGTGCGATCTTCTCAAGGCTATGGGTGTCCAGGCCCTTGCCGAACTTATCTTGCAACTGCTGGAAGATGTCTGACAGCGGCTTCATGTGGCCCTGAGCATCGAACGCCTGAAGGCCAATGGCCTTGATTGCGTCCTTGGCCTGCTTCGTCGGAGCCGACAGGTTCAGAAGCATCTGACGGAATGCCGTACCGGCCTGCGTGCCCTGAATACCCGCATTCGCGTACATGGCAGTAACGGCGGCCGTCGTCTGAAGGTCAATGCCGAAGTCATGCGCCGCGACGGATGTGTACTTCAGGCCATCGGCCATGTCCTGAAGCGTCTGCGTGCTCGTGTGAGTGGCATTCGTCAGGACGTCCGCAACCGTCGATGCGTCCGACGCCTTAAGGCCGAACGAGTCAAGGACCCGCGTCATCTCCTTAGCGGACTCGGAGTAATCCGTGTTCGTCGCCTTAGCCAGAGCCATAGTCGGCACGAGTTCCGCCATGCCGTCCTTAGACGACGCGCCCGCCTTAGTCAGCTCGTAAAGGGCCTGCGAGCCGTCACTAACGGTCTGGCCCATCTGCGCGAACTTTGGCGACAGCGAGTAGAGCTGAGACTCAAGCGACTTCATCTGATCGTTAGTCGAATGAGTGAAGGCCTGAATCGCGTTTAGGTTCTGCTCGTAGCCCGAGCCGAGATGGTAGATCTCGGCCGCTACCGCCCCGAGCGACGCCGCCGCGCCTACAGCGAAAAGGCCGATGCCCTTAGCGGCACCGCCCATAGACGACATGATCCCGCCGCCGTGAGTGTCCGCCTCGCTATGTGCTCGCTCAAGCCCGTGAGACAGCGACTCAAGCGCGCCGACCGCGCCGAGCGCGTCACCCGCGATGATGACGCGGAGAATCTTCTCACCAGCCGCCACGGTCTACCCCCGAATCCCGTAGCGCTTCCGCATACCCGAGAAACACCCGGTACTCGGACAGCGTTAGCCCCCGTATTTGTGCTGGGGTCCAGCCGTAGAAACGGGCCAGCAATGCCCATTCCTTAAGCCGGTCCAGCTTTAGCCGTTTCCCTCCGCGTCCGCCTCAGCGAACTTCAGATCGGAGATGCGGACATGCCGCGCGTCCTCCAGCGTGAAAGCCGGATTGTCACGACGCTTGACCAGGAAGACCAGCGCCTTGATGACCTTCGCCGAGAGCTGCGCCTCAGACAGGGGGCGGCCCTTCTCGTCAAACGTCCGATTGCCGTCCGCGTCGAGCACGGGACGCGACTTCAGCGCCTCAGTGAGCGCCTGGCCGGTGATCTCCTCGAAGTCTTCGAGGTCGCCAATGCTCAGGTCTTCGGGGTCAAGGCTCAGAACTTCAGACATAGGGGGACTCCTCTTGAAAGTAGGAAGCCCCGCCGACACTTGGCCGGCGGGGCGCTGTAAAGCGAACCGCGGTACTACTCCGCCAGGTCGTTGACCCGGAAGCCCGCTTCTCTCATGAGCCGCATCATGGAAGCCATGTAGATGCGCTCTACGTCCGCGCGCTGTTCGCGAATCGCGGGATACAGGAAGTAGCCGACGCCACTAGCGGGGCCGTCACCGGCCACCCACTGATTGCCGCGCCACGGCTTGAATTGGTTGTATCTCTTGGCGCCGAACTCGGCACCGAAGGCGAAGGCCATTCCCATGCCGAGCCGGACGGACGCCTGCCGTGTGGCCTTCGACGTCGCCAGCGACCCAGCAGCCTTATTCGCGACGCCACCAAGGCCGGACGCCTTCGACTTGGCCGCGTCCTTCACCATGTCGGCAGCCAACTTGTTTGTCTCCGAGACCTGCCCCACAACTTGCGGGGCCGTGGTCTTGACTTGCGCCAGGAATTCATACAGGCCCTCGACCTGGATTTTCTGGCTGAAGTCGTTGGAGTACCTACTAGTGAACTGGCTGCCCCGGCCCTGGCCAGCCTGGTACGGCACTTAGGGCGCCGCGTCCTTCGTGGTGTAAACCACGCTGATAGGCGGAAGCGTGCCGTCATCGAGAGCCAGGCCGGTGAACGAGATCTCGGGAATCTTCATGCCGTCCACGTGCGGAGCGCCGCCGTCGAAACGAGCATTCGGGATCGTGACCTGAAGCGCGCCGCCCTGCGGAGTCGCCCAGTTCATGACGATGGACGCTGTAGCCCCGGCGTTGGTCGTGGACGCAACCCGGTTGTACTGAGCGATCCCGTCAAACTCGCCCTTCATCTCCCAGTTGATCGCGCGAAGCTCCTGCTCAAGGGGCTCCTTCTTCACGCCGTTGTTGGCCATGAAGTACCGGTCAACCTTCAGCTTGTTGTCGCCCTTGACCATCACGTCATGCACGGCGAACTGCGTCCCCGCCACGGTGGCCGAACCACCGATGTACGTGAAGAGCTGCGCGCCGGTCGGGTAGGTCGGAGTAGACAGGGCAGTGGCGCCGGAACCCGCGCCGATCGTCTCCGTAGCGAAGTCGATATTCAGGGTCAGGCCCAGGATGCCGTCAACGGCGGACTGAAGCTCCCAGTTGTGGCACTTCCCGCCCATGTACGTGAACGGCGTCAGAGAGCCGTCCGTGCTGTACCGGCCAACCTGCCAGGTGGACGAGATCCCCAGGAGAGAACCGATGGTGAACGTCATCGGCGTGTAGCCACCGGTCACGATGCCGAGCGACACCGCGCCAAGCATGTTCTTGAGCAGGAGGCCGAACCCGGAGTCCAGGACTTCCAGCTTGATCGAGCCGTCCGCGCCCTTCGGGTTCGGGGCCCACCGGTCGGTCCGCAGCACGCGGGTACCGGCCCGCGCCGCCTTGGAGTCGATGCGGTTGTACTTGCCGGTGATGGATTCCGTCTCGAACTCGAAGAACCGGGACGCGGCAACGCCGGTCGCGTAGGTCGTCTCCGCCGACATGCCGAGGTAACTGTCATGAACTGTGTACGTGCCCATTACGCGGTCACCCCGCTAACCGGAGCAAGGACGGTCGCGGTCTGGTCCGGCGCAGCGGCCGGAGTCGGATCGGGAGCAGGCGCAGCCGGAGCCGGGTCCGCAACGGGAGCCGCCGGAGTCGGGTCCGGGGCGGGAGCGGGAGCCGGGGCCGGAACCGCGGCGGGAGCTGTAAAGCTCGCGGCCGGCGTAGGCGCCGTGGTGGTGGTGTCGGTCGTAGCGGTCGTAGCCGCCGGGGTCGAAGTCGCATCGACGAAGGTCTGAAGCAGAAGCGACGCCGCCAGCTCGTCAGAGACCAGGACCGGAACGCCCTTCGGAAACTCGGTGCCGTCCGGCGTCACGACGCCAGCCAGCGGGCCCGTGTAGAGGACCTGAGACAAGGTAAGAACCCCCCGTTAGTCGCGGGCTGTGACTTTGAGTTCGCCGTGCATTTGGCCAACCCAGCGGTCATCAGCGGGAAAAGAGAGCAGCCGCCCAGGGCTGTAGATGGATGTGACGACTCCGGAGAGCCCGAAGCCGGGGGATGCCTTGACGATGTCCTCGACAATCCCTGAGAGTTCAGCGGCCTGAGTTTCGGCGTCGAACGCCGTAGAGGCAGTAAGCATTACCTCTGAGATCAGGTCGATAGTGAACGTCTCTTCTTTGGACCTGTTCGTGGCCCAGCGTTCGTGATCCCAGTGGATTTGCCCGAGGAGAATCCAGCGCTGAGGCTGGTGTCTCGGGTCGGGCCCCCAGATGATCGGCACGTCCACCAGGCCGGCCGACTGCTGTAAAGCGGTCTGGATGGCAGCCTTGACGAGCAACGCGTTAGTGCTCATGCCACGACCACGCCCTTAGGCGCGATGGTGTATCGGGCCAGCACTGCGTCAACGTCAGGGATGCCGGTCTGCCAAACCCCAGACCCCGGGGTCGCCAGAGTGAACGATCCGCCCTCGGTCGCCACGAATGACGTTGCGCGGTCGGGGATGCCCGACGCGATAGCCGCGAGGATGAACCGGCCGCGCTGAATCGCAGCCCGATAAAGGTCGTTAGGGACCTGAGTAAACCCGTACTCGTATGTGATGACGCACAAACCGGGGCCGGGAGCCCCGGAGCCTATCGCCCCGCTCCAAAGCTCTTGCAGCGTTAGCGCCTGCATAGTCGGAAGCCCGTAGACCAGCCCGATAGGGTCAGTGGTCATGCCCGTTTGCGTAACGCCATCGACCGATGCGCTAACCACCTTCGTGAGGTCGGCATCGGGCAATAGGACATAGCCCGTGTTGTCGAGCGTTACCGTGTAGGTGTTGCCTCGCGGGATGAAGGAGCGTCCGCAGATGCGGGCGAACTCGTCCGTTACCGCATCCCTCGCCGCCGCCAGGGCGGCCGTAGGGAACTTAGTGGTGTTAGAGAACGCGGGGTCTGAAGCCCGCAGGTCAGGCAAAGCAAACAGGGTTGAGCCGACCACCTCAGCGGTGGTTGTCTGCGTTAGCGTCGCGCTAACCCAGCTAACGACTAACGGCCCGAGGGCGGTTAGCGGAGCCATGGGAAACGTGTAGATCCCCGTGCTCGGAGTCGATGCGGCACCCGACGCCACAACCACGCCAGCCGCGTTAGTAACTGTGACCGTGACCGCCCCGGCATCGATCGGGGTTTCGTCCGTCATAAACGTTGCGCTCAGTACTCCGGCATAGCCGCGAACGAGCCTCATAGGCACCCCCTCCGGGCATGAGAAAGCGGAGGACCCTAAGGCCCTCCCCTAACCCGCTAACGGCTTACTTGCCGACCAGAGTCTTCAGCGCACCCGTGGTGTCCGACAGGTTGCCGTCGCCGCGCCAAGTCACCTTGTACGACACCAGGTCGGAACCCCAACCGAACTCGAAAGACTTCTCGACCTGAACGCCGTTGACCTGGCGAACGAAGTAGGTGGAGAAGTCGCCGAAGATGACCGACTGATTGCCGGTCGCCACGGTCGGCATGTTGACGTCGGTCACAACCGGCTTGCCGAGAAGAATGTCCGGGGCGCCGGAGACCAAGCCGGGCTGCCAAAGGTACTGACCATAGGCGTCCTTGACGCCTCGCAGCTTGCCCACGGTCGCGTCATTCATCATGAACTTCGCGTTCCGCCGGTAGGCGTCAATCACGCTGTAGTAGAGCGCGATGATGTCGTCACCGGAGATGGCGCCGACAGTGCCCATGGTGGTACCGGCATTCGCCGCCACAGTGGCAGTCAGAACACCAGTCGGCACGCCGCCGGTACCGGAGCCGACGGTCAGGTCATGGGCGACCTGACGGCCCGCCATGATGCCCGCCTGCTGAGCGATGAACCCAGCAATGTCAATGCCGCTGTCCTGCACCATTTCCTTGGAGACCTGAACGATCACGCCATACTTTTTGGCATTCAGCGTGAAATTGTTGAATGCGGCGTCGGAAGTCGGGAACGGGCTGTTCTCCGCGACCGGCGCGACAGTCGGCCGACCGGTCAGGCGCGGGAAGGTCATCGGCTCGCCGCCGGAAGTGGTGATGATGGTCGGGCCTGCCTGCCACACGCCGATCTGCGGCAGCATGTAGTCCAGGACCCGCGCGACGAAGGTCGTCGGGATGGTGGCGCCAGCGTTCGCGGCGCTGCCGGTGGTCGCGACCCGCGACTCAAGCGCGGACCGAACCTCGTCACTGCCCGGCTTCATGTAGAGGTCCGAGCCGACCGTCAGCGTCTCGCCGTAGTTCAGGTTTCGGATCTCGTCCGACAGGGACACGCCCGCGTTCTGGCGCTGCTGATCGCCGTTGAACACGCCGGACTTGACGCCGAGCCGGGCCGCACGGTCCCGCAGCTCCGCCGCCTCAGCCTCCCGCTCGCCCTCCTCCACGATGGAGCGGGCCTCCGCGCCGAGGCGGTTCAGGTCCGTGTCCATTCGGTCGAGCTGGGTCCGCTGCTCCGCAGTCGGCTCCGCGCCGTCCGTCAGAGAATCCGTGATCGCCTTGCGCTGCTCGAAGATGTTCGCGCGCTGAGTCAGGATCTCTTCGGCCTGCTGTGCGTAACTCAAAACTGGTACCTCCCCCAAGGGGCCGCCGTTCGCGGCCAAACGAAAGAGGCCCACCCGTCAGGGGTGAGCCTCTGTATGTGTTTGGAGCTGGTGCCGTCAGGCACGGCCCCTAAGCCGGATCGCCCGAAGGGCAAGCCGAAGCGTTTCGTTGTCCTCCGGTGGGAGCGGATTCCACGCCCCCACCAGGTCACGCGCCGCAAGCGCGTCTCTCTCCTCATCCCAACCCAGTCGGCCGGCCGCGAGCTGTAAAGCACGCGCCGCGGTGACCCCTGACTCTGTGTCCTCGTACGCCGGGTACGTGACCGGCGAGACGTCGAGTAGGTCAAGGTCGATGAGGGTCCGGAGCCGCGAGCGGCCTTCCTTCTGCCAGTCGTCCTCACGGACACGGAAAGCAAAGGACGACTGCGTGACGTCGCCCCGCTTCATGGACTCCGCCAGGTCACGGGCATAGCTGGTGTCTGGCGCGTCCACTTCGTAGTGAAGGCCCGTGCTGTCCTCGGCCAGCTTCAGCGTGCCGGAGGCTGTACGCCCCAGGATCAGACCGGCGTCATGGTTGATAAGGGCCCTCACGTCTTGGCCCTCACCGAGGGCGCGGGTGAACGCGCCCGACCGAATGGTTTCCTTGAAGCCCCCGAGGTCGTGAGACCTGGTTCCGTACTTCGCGGCGTATCCGGTGAACGTCCACCCATCGCCCTTAGCGGCAATGTCGAACTGGGTCTCAACCGACCTGCGCTCAAGCAGGCTCATTCTCGCCACCACCCCCGTTAGGCTCCGGGGGAGGCGGGGGAACAACCATCGTTCCCCCATCGACCGCGTCCGGAAGCTTTTTCCAATCGTTCGTTGTCGGCAGATCCTCATCAATGCCGATGATGTTCGCCGGGCGGTACCACACATCGCCCTTGCCGTCAGGAATGGGCGACATGCCTTCCTCGGAGCGGACTTCATCCGGGCTCTTGATGCCGTAGCTGATCGCTTGCGCATGTGCCGCGTAGCGCTCGGAAAGCTTCGCCCTCAAGCGGGCATCCATGTTGAAACGCATGGTCTGAAAGCCCGGCAGAAGGAACGTCGATATGGCCTGCTCGATACGTGCGGCCCACGGGTGCAACGTGTCCTGAGCCATGGCGTAGTTCTGCTCTTCGACGCCACGGCCCCAAGAGGACGTGACCGCCGGGTCAACCCGATAGGCGGGCACCCGGTAGAACAACGCGATGTCGGCTTTCGTGAAGTTCCGGGTCTGAAGGAACTGGGATTGCTCGGGCGTGATGGTGATCGGGTGCCAAGAGGCGCCACCGGTCAGAACGCCCACGGCATGCGAGTTCGCTACGCCCTGGTGCTTCTTGACGAAGTCCTCTTTGAGGCGCCGAGCCTCTTCCGGGTTCGCCTTGCCCGGGTGCTGGATGATGCCGGACATGTAGGCGCCCTGGCTGAAGAACCGGGCCCCGAACTCCTCCGTCACCATCGAGATGCCGATTGCCTGACGGGCCGCCTCAAGCGGCGAAAGACCGGTGAGGTAGCCCGGCATCGACATTGCCGGGATATGGATGATCTCGGTCTGATCCATGGTGACGCCGTTCACGTCATACAGGACGTTGGTCGTTCCCTCCTCGGGGAAGGGATAGACCCAGCTCGGGTGAATGGGCCACACCTCGATGATGTCGCCCTTACCGTTCCGCAGGGTGAAGATGTAGGCGTTTCCGGCCACGAGAAGGGACATGACTACCCGCTGCCAGAAGTCGAACGGGGTCATCCGATAGTTCGGCTTTCGCAGCCACGCCGGGGCGCGAACCTTCTCCGTGGTGCCGTCCGGATAGTCCTTGAAGACGTCGATAGGCAGAGACGCGATAGCGTCCGTGATAAGTCCAACGCAGTAGTAGACGGCGCTAACCTGCATCGCCGTTTGCTCATTGACCTGCTTACCCGAGTAGACGGGATCATTCGCGAGGAAGGCATTGCGGACCCAGTCAACGGGGGGCTGACTGGCGAGCCAGCCAAGACCGCCCGTCCGGGCCTCGATGCGGGAGAAGATACTCAACGCTGCTCACCCGGCTTCGGGGACAGCGAGAAGCCCACCACGGCCACGAAAAGGCCCCCAAGAATCCACCCGAGGGGCCGGTAAACCTGCGCCAGACCGTAGGCCACTCCCAGGGCTCCCAGGCCCTCAACCAGCGTGGACACCACCTCAAGCACGATCGCGCGACGGCGCATCAGCCACCCCCTAGTCATCTTCGAGGCTGATGAAGCCCACTTCCGTGTCATCTTCGGTAAAAGCAACAAAAAGCGCGTTCAAGAGCGCCGAAATGCCGTCGATTTTGTCGCCAGATTTGGCCTTAGACGGCTTGAAAAGGCCGTCTCCCGTGTATTGGATTTCGACGTTGTCCGCCATCCAGCGGAGGACGGGGTTACCGCCGTGCCTAAGGACTCCCTCAGCCAAGAGGGTTTCCATCCACTTGCACGGGTCCGTCATGCGGGCAGACGTCTGAGGCGCCTTAACGCCCTCTAAGCCGCCGTCTTCCAGCTCCGTAACCAGGTTTGTCGCATTCCACGGGTCATAACCGAAGAGATCAATGCAGAAATCTTCGGCGTCCTTCTCGATTTCCGCCTGAACAACCCGATAATCCGTAACGTCCCCGTCAGTGATGGTGAGCCAGCCCATTTGCGCCCAGTACTCAAGCGTCGAACGCTGCACACCACGCGCCTTAAGCGCCTTCGACGGAATCCAGAAGCGGGGAAGAATCGTGAACCCCTCGGCGTCCTTGTCCTCCGGAGAGCCCGGGAACAGCAACACCCACGCCGTGAAGTCGGAAACGCTCGCCAGGTCGAGCCCGGCATAGCAGCAACGGCCCGCCAGGTGCTCACGCAGAACCGGGGTTTCCCCGTTGCGGTCCCACGTCTGCATATCGAGCCAGCGTTCGGCCTGAGAAGTCCACTGGTTCAGCCGGAACACGCGGAACGCGTTCTCAGCCGAAGGCTTGGACTCGGCTTCTACGGCTTCGGATCGGAGGTTTCCGATGGAGAGGAAATCTCCAAGAGCGGGATTGGCGTGGTACCAGCCGGTTGCGGGCTCTCCGGTCTCGGGATTGGCGGGGTGCCCTTCGTCTCGCCAGTCCCAATCCCTCGGTGTGTTTCGCATGAACACGAACCGGGCGGCGTCGGCGGCAGGATTGTTGAGGAGACCTTCCCCATATTCGTGTTCCTCCAATGCGAACCGCGCCGACGTGTACGCGGCGGTAGTAGTAGCAATGAGAATCGGCTGACGCCGGGTGCCGAACCCTTGGCGCATCGCGTCCCACAGGTGCCGGTCTTTCTGAGTCAAGACCTCATCGAAGAGGACCATGCTCGGGTTGGTGCCGAGAGCGCCGGAGGCATCTCCGGGCAGCACCGCATAGAAAGAGTTCGTGGCCGGGTCGATGATGCGCTTCTTAGAGGCGACGACTTCGAGACGCCGGGAAAGGACCGGGGACAGCTCGACCATGCGCTTAGCGACGTCGAAAACTAGCGACGCCTGGTCGCGGTCAGCCGCGACGGAATAGACCTCGGCGGACTCTTCCCCATCGCCTACAAGGCCATACAGGGCAAAGCCGGACGCCAATTCTGACTTGCCGTTCTTGCGGGCCATCTCAAGCCAGGCGACGCGGTACTGACGTACGTACTCGTCGTACTGCTCGTCATAGGCGAGCGTGCCGAACAAGGGCCGTACGATCTCGTCCCTCTGCCAGTCGGTCAGGAGGAAGGGTGTCCGTGCGTGCCTGCCCTTGGTGTGGACCAAGACGCGCTCGAAGAACGCGACGACTCGGTCAGCTGCGGCCTGGTCCCATATGAAGGTGCCGGATGCAGCGTTCGCCGGGGCGTGGGGGGCAAGGAGCATCTACACCCCCTCGCATCAGGCCGGCGGGACGCTGTAAAGCGCCCCGCGGTTTGGTCGACGGAGAGGGGAGGGGCGTCAGGCCGTAGCGAAGGCGCCCGGGGCGAAGCTCTTAGCCAGGTCTCGCCAGGAGACCGGGCCCGAAATGGGGGTGGCCGTTGCCGGGGCGTCCCCGGCGCATGACTTGCACAGGCCCGCAGTGATCACAGGACGCTGGCACTCGGGGCACTCATGCCGGGGAGCCTGCGGGGCCGCCACAGGGGCCACGGGAGCCGTTGCGGGCATTTTGTCTTCGAGGCGCTTCCGCAGCAGCCCGGCGGGGTGCTGCACCCGCTCCGGAAGGCCCGCCGTAAGCGCCAGCTTCACCAAGCGCTCGTCCGCGCCCCGCTCGAACCACGCCTCGACCAGCGGGGCCAGCTTGCGCAGATCCCGCACCGACAGGTGTAGCCGTGCGTCAGCCCGGCCGACCTCGGCGAGAAGGGTTTCCGATCGAGATATCTCACCCCCCGCCCGCCCCTCCGGGGCCGACTCGGTCAGAGCCGGGGCCGTCACGGGGGTAGGGAGGGGGGAGTTTTCTACCAAGTCTTCTATGGGGTTATCGACCGACGAACCGGCGACCGGGCCACCGACCGACACTGGAGTGTCGTTCGGCGCGACCTGGGGAGATGCGCCGTCGCGCATGTCGAAGACCACAACGTCAGTGGTGATCTGCCCCGCCTCACCGCGAACCCGCTTGCGAGCCAGGTAACCGCGCTCCTCAAGCTCCGTCATCGCAGCCGAAACGGCCTTGCGACCCTCCACCGACTTCTCAGACAGGCTCATGACCGTCTCAGAGCGGCCAGCCGGGAGCGACAGCAGGTAGGCCAGGATGCCCCGGGCCGTGAACGACAGGCCGTGATCACGCGCCGTCGCGTTCGGAACGATGGTGAAGAAACCTTGTTGCGGGGTACGCTGAATGCGCATGTGGAGTGCAGCTCCTCAAGCCAAGCCCCGGGGGTGTGTCCAGCACCCGCCGGGGTCTTCCGTGTCTTGAGGCATGATCTAACTCCCTTGACGCGTCATGCGTCAAGCAAGGTACAGACGCGAGCTTTACAGCGTCCGGCCGGCGCGGCTCTACACGCCGTGGTGCCGGTGCGCGTGATGGTGTCTCCGATGGCCGTGGCTCCCCTTGTGGTGGTGGTGTCGCCCCTTCGGGACGTGGTGGTGCTCGTGAACACCCTTATGCGGGTGATGGCGGCCAGCCACAACGTGGTGATGCTCGTGCACACCCTTGTGCGGGTGATGCCCGCCCGATGCGACGTGCCGGTGACCGTGGTTGCCCGCGTGCGCGTGGTGGCCGCCGCTGGCGGCATGGTGGTGAACATGCGCCCCGGGGCGCGGGTTGTGGTTGCCCTGATGCGGATGCCGATGCACCACCGACCCCGGCGAATGCGGGTAGTGAACATGGGACGGAGGCCGCACGCGGCGAACCCGCGCCACCCGGTGAACGCCGGGGACTCGCGGAACACGGGGAACCTTCGTTGCGACGTACCGAGGCATCTCTTGTCACCTCCAACCAGGCAAATTCGATCACAGAGCTTTGCTACGATCCGCCTATTGCTCAGCTGCCGATGAGGGGGTCCGCAATCAACGACGCCGCTGGGATCGCTTTGGTGACCTCGCCGATCTGGGGCACGGGCGTGGTCTGGTTCATTCTTTGGTTGGTCATTGAACTGGGCGACCGGAAGGACAGGCGGAAGCGCGCGCGACAGAGGCGCGGGCGCGGCCCCGATAGAGCTGCGGTGCGAACGGCTCAACAGACCTCCCGCTCCGAACCGATCAGGCACGGTGCACCCGCCCCACGAGAACCCAGGCTCGTGCGTCCGCCCCGCCAGATTTCGTGGACAGCCGTAAGCGCAATTGGCGGACTCCTCTCGGGCATCGCCGCGATGCTCGCCCTCTTCATCGGGAAGTAGGAGACCGGGGGGAGCAAGACTCAACCCCCGGCCTCAACCACCGTCCCCCGGCCGTACCCCCGCGCCGGCCGGAAGCTGTAAAGCGCTCCGCGGGCTACGCGGAGATGATTGCTGCGATGTCCAAGGCCCCCGAGTCCTGCTCGGGAATGGACAGGCGAGCCCGCGAAGCGGGCGTGAAGCCGAACTGACTCCCGAACTTGTTCATCAGGTCCGCCGAGTCCCGCGCGATCTGCGCGGCCGGATGCTTGACCATCTCGCCGTTGCGTCCGGTCGAAGTCGGCCCCTGCTCCGCGAGCTGACGTGAAGCGGAGACGTAAGAAGCCCATGCCTGGCAGTACACGACCAGCGCGGCCCGGTCCACCAAGGCAGTCAGGCCCAGCGCCGCCAGCTCCGGGACGACGCGCCGCCATTCCTCCAGGGCTTCCCCGTCCAGCCAGTCAGGCGGAATCGGTTCGCCCCTGGTGGGCTGGGGTTCGTGCTCAGGCAGCGGCCTCTTACCCGGATTACCGGTCAGGATTTTTAGGTGGGTCGGTTTCGGGAGAGGCCCCGGCATGAGATGTCACCCCCTCGGGCGGTTGTGCTTCCGGCTGTTGCACGAACGGCAGAGAACCTGAATGTTCGACATGTGGTCAGTCCCGCCGCGTGAACGCGGAATGATGTGATCAGCCGTGAGATCGAATACCGATCCGCACTTGACGCAGAAAGGGTTAGCCGCTCTAGCGGCCTTACTGTTTAAGTTCCATGCAGCCGAGTAACGATCGGCTGCCCTATGTTCCCAGCAGAAGGGTTGACCTAACGGCACTAACCGCCGACAGCGTCGGCACATCGACCGTGGCATGAGTTAACCCCCAAACGGCCGGAAGGCCGTTAGCGGCCGGATGTTGAAGCACCCTCTATAAGAGCCAGCCTTAAGGGGTGGCTCCTTAGAGGCCGCCTTAGCGGCCGAAGGTTCAGAGATGCGAGCCCTCAGGGGCTCGTTACCGAAAGCTATGAGGTAAGTACACATGGCCCTGTCGGGCCTATGAAGGTAAGTAGATCCCCCCCTTACCCCCCATAGACATAGGGTCTGTCGTCTCGTCGAAGAGTGGACACTAGGCCGTGTGATCTGCATCACGCATGTCTGACCAGGGAATATAACTCGCTTGACGCATGGCGGGAGGCCGTGCAATCCTCGAACCACGGCCCTCCCGGGGCCGGATGGTCATCGAAAGTGGCCCTCCAGTCCTGGGAGGGCCTTTTGGCGTCTCCATCACCAAAGTCGGTCTAACTTGCGGCGAAAAAAATAAGCCTGCGCGGGTCTTGTGCAAAACGGACATTAGACTTATGACACCCCCATATGGGTAGTGTCTTCAATCAAGCGCCATATAAACGATACAATCGGGCATACTGGATTAGTCAAAGTCGGGCAGACTTGGACATGACGGACTGCCCTGTTGTCCGGTCGCCGCCCTGGTCGCTGGCGGGCGACGGGTGTATGGGTGTGGTCTAGTGACCCCCCGGGCCTATATGGCCTGTCTGACCAGCGGCTTAGCCTCAGCCAGCCTCGGGCTGATGGCTGATTGGTCTACCTAGTGAATGTGATGTGCGCCTCATTGGCAGTGACTCGTACCTCACTTGACGCACTGGTGACCTGGGGCCTAGACATGTGCCTTGCCAGCAAGACCGGCCGCACCGCCCACGGAGCGGCTGACACGACACATGGAAGGCACAAGCGCATGTCCTGGTATCACGCACTGTCTGTGCTCCTGCACATCCTGATGACGCACCACGTGCATCACTGGCATTGGATGACGTACGGCTACGGACACAAGTCGAGCAATCGAGGTGTGGTCGTTAGCTTTGGTCATGGTCAGTGCATCGGCTATGAGACTCGCGGTCACATCGGCTACTTCGGCAACGCCTTCGGTTTCAAGGGTGGCGACTGCGGATGATTGCCTTGCTGTTGGCCCTGATAGCCGCTGTGTGCGGCGGGCACGTTCAGACGTACAGCAACCCGGGGCAGGCCGGTGTGGTGGTCCAGACGGACGCCACGCACTGTGTAGGGCTTGAGTACCGGGGCGAGGTCGGATTCTTCGGCAACATCCTGGGGTTCAAGGGCGGGGATTGCTCGTGAGCGGCTACGGGTTTGAGTGGGAGAAGTTCGGCCCTAACCGATTCGACCTGATCCACCCGCGCGTGAGTGTGCACAGCCCTGCAAAGGTCGTGCGCAGTATGGACGGCCGGATTACCGCATGGGTGGATGGGGAACAGGTAGGCGACGGATTCGCCACGTTCGATGACGCCATGCAAGCGGCGTGGGAGTTCCTGACGGGGGACGCGGAGTGACCGGCGGGGTAGTCGAGATTCCGGCAGCCGTAGACCGCCTGTCTGAGATAGCCGCTTCCCAGGGCTACAAAGTCGCGGTGGAGTACGCGGAGGGCCGGAGGGCCGGAAGCGTGACGGCGTGGGTTCGGGTGATCTGGGTTCCGGCGGATAGGTGGCAGGAAACGCCGGACGCGGTCCGGGCGCGTATGCGTCACGCGTACCCGGAGAGCGTGCGAGACGTCCTCCGCTTGTCGCATTGGCTGGCCATGTTCGGAGTGGACTTCTCGGAGCTGTAGGCGCGCTGTAAAGCGCGTGTGGGCCCATCCCCTTATTGGGGGTGGGCCTCTCTGCGCTCCTGGCAAGATGGCTGCATGACTGACTACGCCGTGACGGCCGTGTGGGACATCGACTCTGGGAACGCGCCGGAGCCGTTCCCCGGTCTTGCCGCTACGTCCGACTCTTATGGACGGCTGGCTACGACCCTCTACCTGTCGGCCGACAACGTCCAGGAGGCGCAGGCGGAAGCGTTCGAGCGGTTCTCCGGGTCGTTCATGTGGGAAACACGCGGACTCATTGCCATGTCCGTTAAGCCTGTCTCGACTACGCCGCATTTTGTTTTCGGCGCGATGGGCCGCTAGACAGAACACCCCCGGGAAGGCCTCTCACAGCCCCGTGAGGGGCCTTTCTCGCACCTTGGGTATCCGGGCAAGCAAACCCACGCCGGCCTAGCCTTAGAATCGCTCTCCGGCCGTTTCTCCTTTTGGCTGTACCAGGGCACGAAAAAAGGGCCCTCCGAAGAGGGCCCTACCGTTGCGCGCTATGGGGTTGTGGTCTTCCGGGGCCGTCCGCGTC